TTTCAGTTTGCTTCCCACCTCTTTGAAAATGTGTCCGTTGTATTGAATGCCCTTCGTGAGTGCCTTCGTCAATGTTTTGTCGCTCATTGAAAGTGCTTTCATGCAATCGTATTTGCACTCAAATTCCCTCACAACCACATTTTGCAAATCGCATTGATGCACTCCGTTTTTATACAACAACGGTTTTCCCTTTATTTTTTGTTCAAATGCACATTGCAACGCTTCGTCGCATTGGTCATACAATTTGTAGTAAAACCCTCTTGTCATTGTGAATTGTTTCACCGGATTGTCAAGCGCAGACGCAGACTCATACCCGTTGAAATGCGCGGCGGTTTTTCGGTCAATGTAAACATTGCAAATTTCTGTTTTGGTTTCATTCAACTGCGCAACGTATCCTAAATTTTGTTGTTTTGTTTTTTTTGTTGGTGGAAGGTTGTGGATCACGTTTGCGTCAAGTTCTCTGTCCACAAACGCCCATCTGTAACCATGATACACCGTGTTTTCAACCACCGCCTTGTTCAAACTCGGACGCTTGATATCATGGTTTTCCTTCATTGCTTCGGATGCGCTTTCATACACGCGAATGATTTGCATCGTGTCCGGATTGATTTTTTGAAGTCGTGGACCCAGCGTGACCAATGGTTCATTGAACCCAGTTGTGGTTTTGATTTGCGTTGCATTGATTTTTTCGCACAAAGCATTGACAGTTTTTTCAAGACTAATTATTTGGCATGATTGTTGTTGCACCATCTTCATCAATTGTTGAACAAATACATTGGGATTATCAGTTTTATTCACTTCAAGCAACAACTTCAATTTTTCATTCTCAAGTTCCATTTTTGCAATATCATCATTGTTGAAATGCTTTGCGTTGGATGTCATGAGATGATTCAATTGGTCGTATGTCAAATTCTGACCAATCAGAAACAATTCATTCTCGTTTTCATGGGTTTGCAAATCAGTCACTTTGTTCAACCTTACAAGTTCATGATGATGAATGAAGTGCTCAAAATCTTTGCTTCTGACAACCGCAAAGCAGTCCAGCAGGGTGCACTCCTCGTAATTTTTTTTGTGTTCAGTGTATCGTCCAGTTATCCCCTTGCGACTTTCACCAATTTTCACAATGTATTTTCCATCATCCAGTGTTTTCACCCGGATGACATAAACGATTGAACCAATGGACGCATATTCTTTCAATAATACTTTTTCACGTTCCGTGATTTTTTGCTGTTCAATGTCCTGCTTGTGCTTGTCCTCCAATTGCTGCATTTCATTGTTTTTTTTTTCTATTTCTTTTTCCAAATCATATATACCGTTTACACGAAGTTCTTGTATGATTTCGCACGCCCAATCTTGAAATTTTTTGGCAATTGGTTTTCGTGATCTGAATAACACCATATACAATCCTTTTTCGGTGAGAAATGTCACTTCTTGCATTCTTCCCGTGCTGTCAATGGCACTTAAGGCACGCTTTTCTGAATCGTCAAAGTCCACAATAGATGCTCGCACATTAACCATTTCTAGAACCAATCCAATGTCGCTTGCACGAAATAACGGTTTATGGATTGTGCCTTTTATCACGATTTCCGTGTGCAAGTCGTTTGAATTGAATGCCTTTACAATGTCCATTGTGCGTGCTGTAATATCATATATTACATCACCTTTATATTGTTTTTGAATTTTATAATAAATGGATTGTTCTTTTCATGATGTCCATAGTATCTACACCACCGATTATAATGTTTTCGTGCCGTCAACAGTGTTGACACCACCGATTATAATGTTTTCGTGCCGTCAACAGTGTTGACACCACCGATGGTGGTGTGCAAAGGGCGTGCATTGGGATGCACACCCTTTGATTTAAATTAAAAAGGTGTCAAATACGTTGACCCTCTTGATTCGTGTTCATATTATCCAATAAATAACATGAAAAAACTGTGAGCATAATGCGTTTAGTTGGAGTAAGCGAGACCACCCATGCCGCTCATGACACGGAGAACGTTGTAGTTGGTAGCATAGACGCGAACCTTGGCAGTCTTGACACCCTCAACGGTAGCGTTGGAGAGAACAAGCTGGAGAGTAGCGTTGTCAATGCGAGAGAAGTTGCAACTGCCGCTGGGTTGGTGCTCTTCGGGGCGAAGGGCAAACGAGTAAACGTTGATACCGGTGTTGGGGGTTGCGGTGTGGTGCTGGTAGGGCTGGACGGTGTCGAAGTAGGAGCCTTCACGTTCAGAGAAGCGATCCTGGCCGTTAAGCTGGAGCTTGGCGGTGACGACGGGGTTGTTGCCCCAGCAGTGGAGGAGGAGGGCGGTCTCGGCGAGGACGAACGCGCCGGCATCGGAGACGCCGGAGTTCTCAAGGAAGCCGGGGGCCTGAGGAGTGCCGTAATAAGAAGGGGCGTTGGCACCGCCGTCACCGGCAAGGTTGGCGGCGGAGTACCAAACGGGGGCAATGGGGTTGCCGGCGGAGTCAACCGCGCCGTTCCACCAGCCGGGGCCGGTCATGTCAACGGCGCCGGCATCGTTGAACATGTTGTCGTTGATGAAGGAGCTGGAGGTGAGGGCGGTGGCTTCCTTGCCGCCGAAGGCGTGGATGGCGTTGGGAAGGGCATCCACGGCGTCGGTGTAGTTGAAGGGCTGGGCACCGAGGAGGTTGTAGAGGAGCTGACCGCACTCCAGGGAGGAGCAGTAGTCAACGTTGCTGTCGGGCTGGACGACCCAGATGAGCTCCTTGACGGGGTGGTTGAAGTTGAGCTTGATCTTGTTGGAGGATGAACCGACGGACTCGTCACCGGTGAACTGGAGCTGCTCGATGAGGTACTCGTGGGGGTTCTGGGCCATGCGCCTGCGCTCGTCGGTGTCCAAGAAGACGTAGTCAACGTAGAGGGAGGCGGCAACGAGGGACTGGTTGTAAGCGGTGACGACCTTGCCGCCCTTGGCGGAAGAAGCGCACTGGAGGGAGCCGACGGCCCACAAGCACTCGTCAATGGGGCGAATGTCGAGGTTGATCTTGACCTCGTGGTACTGGAGGGCGATGAGGGGGAGGGCAAGGCCGGGGTTGCGGCAGTACCAGAACTGGAAGGGGACGTAGAGGGTGGTCTCGGGGAGGGCGTTGCGGGGGGCGCAAACCTGGCGAGGGGCGGTGGCCTGGCAAGGACCGTCAACATCGTTAAAAGAGGGGTCGGTGATGTAAGTCAGCTGGGTGGTGTTGCCGATCATGGCAAAGTAGCCGGGGCGCTGGTCCACGGTCAGGGTGAGCTGGTTCCAGATGTGCATCCAGTCGCCGTACTGGCGATCAATGCGCTGGCCACCGATCTCCACCTCCACCTGGGAGACGATCTGCTCACCGGGGAAGTCCAGCCAACGGGCGTAAACACCGTCCTGAGCGGAGCCCTTCATCTGCTGGTTGATCTCGGGGAGAGTGACCTGCAGGTAAGTGCGGTAAGCCAAATCACCGTTGCGGGAAATGGTGCAAGTGACACGGCGACCGAAGTCGGCCTGGCCGTTGAAAGTCTGCTCAATGGACTCCATGGCAAAGTTGGTGTGGCGCTTGTAGGACACCTTCCAGAAAGTAATCTGGGGGTTGCCGGTCAAGTAAACGTCTTGGGCGCCATAGGCGACAAGTTGCATCAATCCTCCTCCCATTTTTGTTGTTGTTGGTTATAATATGCCTAAAGAAAAAAAAATCGGGAAAACAAATGAATTAAACTTCTTAATCATTGAAAATGCGGGGCAGGGCATGATTTGATTTTATACATTGATGCGCATGAAATCATATGGGGAATGGGCGGGCGTTATGACTCTAAACTAAGGTTGTTTTTCATGAACTGCGTCAAATACTCGTCGTCTTCGTACAGTTTGTACTGTCCGTTGTGTTTTTTCGCAAACACGTAATTGTTGGACGTGTCGCATGTGCTGGACTGTTTCTTAATATTCCATCCGCCTTCCAACGCGTTGTGCAAAAACGTCATTAATTGTATTTGCTTAAGTTCATGCGCTTGAAACGCCGTCGCGTGATTCATCAAACCCGCGGAAGTATAAGTGAGCTTGAATCCGTCCCTTTGTTTCAAAATATACACGTTGTTCCGTTTTTTTATGCTCCATCTTTGTTCCAAATGTTTGAAAATAAAGAACATCTGCGCCAGGGCACCTTCCGACAATGCCGATTGAATAATGCGGTGCGGCGGCGAGTCTTGCTGCTGCTGCTGCTGCTGCTGCTGCTGCTGCTGCTGCGACATTCTGTCCCGATCCTGATTCCTAAATATTATAAAACGATAAATAATATATGATTAACATTACGCTAAATAATATATTAAATATATAAGTTGCATTACTTACATTGTTGCCCCCTTGTTGCCCCCCCCCCTTGTTGCCCCCCCCTTGTTCCCCTTCATGCCGCCTCCAAACAACTCGTTCAAGCAAAAAACCAACAAGAAAATTGTGCTGGATGAAAAGAGCATCGTGACCCTGGACAGCAAGCACCGAGAGCATCAAGCCAAAATTGCAAAACTGAAGTCTGACACCATTCCCCGACTGATCAAAGAAAAACGGGCGTTAAAACAGCAGCTGCTCGCAAATCCACCCCCCAGCAATGCGGTTGATTTGCAGGAACGGCTGGATGAGTTGCGGACCGCCATTCGGGCGCACCAGCAAGAGTGCAAAAACTACTACTTGGACAACAGCGAAATCATATTTGATTACTTTGAAAACAAGCAGCAAATATGCAACGGGAACAACAAGACCAAAATATTGAACGATTTCTTTCGCGTGGAGTGCGTGTCCAAAGAAGACGAGCTGAAGCGCATGAACCAGAGCAACGTGCAGCGTTATTTGACCAATTTGGACCCGTCCTACATTGACATCCGCAAGTACGTGTTTCAGACCGACGTGTGCCAATTCTGCCACGCCGGCGAAATGATCCCCGTGGACAACGAGGGCATCATGGTGTGCAACAACTGCTCCATCCACGTGAGCTACTTAGTGGAGAACGAGAAGCCGTCGTACAAGGAGCCGCCCAAGGAGGCGTGTTTTTATGCGTACAAACGCATCAACCACTTCAAGGAGATTCTGGCGCAGTTCCAAGCCAAGGAAACCACGCAGATTCCGCCCGACGTGCTGGAAAACATAAAGCACCAAATTAAAAAGGAGAGAATTGATCTGCACACGCAGCTGACCGACAAAAAGGCGAAGGAGATTTTGAAAAAGTTGGGGTACAACAAGTACTACGAGCACATCCCGTTCATCAAGGACAAGCTGGGCATCAAACCGCCCGTCATGTCGCCCGAACTGGAGGAAACGCTGTGCAACCTGTTCATGGAAATCCAGGGGCCGTACGCCAAATTCTGCCCGGAAGACCGCGTCAACTTCCTCAATTACTACTACACCGTGTATAAACTGTGCGAGCTGCTGAACCAGCGCGAGTTCCTGTCCTATTTTCCCATGCTCAAAGACCGAGAGAAGCGCATTGAACAGGACGAAATATGGAAGAAAATTTGCGAGGAGCTGAACTGGGAATTCATTCCGACCATCTGAAAAAGGGGGAGACGAGCTCCCCCCTTAGACCCCCTTGGGTCCAACTGAGTCCCTACATCGGCAACATCACTTAACCCGTTTGGATTTCTTTCGCATGGTGCGCTTATTTCCCCCACCCTGAATCAGATGGTCGCAATTCTTTTTCAAGCACTTGATCTGTTTGTCGTCCATCGGTTTTAAACGCGACCCAGTGTAATGATTCGCTGCGCATGCAGAGTAAGCCTGAATGGCTTGCTTGGATGGATTCTTTGCC